TTCCCTGACTTAACCTTCTTAACGTTGAGGTTAGGGCTGGAATGTGAGGCGCGACCGGAGACCGTACCGCCAACGTTACACCGGTGGTGAATCTTACCGTTTCTCTCCATCTTCAACCAAGCCGTAGGCCCGGTCTCAATGGTTCCGATGTGTTTGGAGTAGTAGAAGATAGATGCTAGGTCTTTACAGATCGGAATTTTATCAGAAAGACCCTTTAGTACGTCTTTGTTTACCGAGGGTTGTCCTGTTTCAGTAAATTCTTCAGGTTCCCATTCATAGATCGTCTGAAGTCTATCGCTAATTTGCTGCCGTGAGTTCGGGTTGAACTCTTTCTTCTTGATCGGGCAGAACGGAACACCCTCATGACGATCACCGCGCTTAGGGTCTTTGTATTTGATCGTCTTCTTCGGGACGGTGACTTCAGCCCAGACCTTGCGAGAAGAGTCTTCTCCATAGCGCGCGCGGGGATCGCCCTTATGTTTCTTCGCCGGGGCGTACCAGACGCCGAAGTGTTTCACCGCGTGCTCGGTTAGTTTTTCGTGCTCCACGCGGAGCCCGCCGACCAACTCTTTCGCCTTTTCGACGTTGAAGTGAAAACCCGCTTGCTGCTGCCGGAACATGAGGTCATGGATTCGGTGCTCGACCCGAACCGAATGCTCATCCCAGTTTTCAGCTTGGATTTTCTTCCACAAGGCGATTGTGACATCTACGTCGTTATCGCAGTAGTCTTCCATGGCTTGATTCCACACGCCCCAAGTGTGGTGACGAAGGAATTCTTCCCATTCGCCTTTGAATTCTGCATACACGTTGCCTTGCGGGTCTTCGAATAGAAGCTCCCGAGCCCGTTCGTCGCGGTCCTCTCCGGGGTACGGAGACACAAGCTCTCCGCAGTCCCGAACGGCTTGCTCTAATTCAGCCTCAGCCTCGGCCCAGATTTCGAGGGCTTCCGCCTCTCTGACTTTCGAGTAGTCGCCTTTGTGGTGACCTAGACGCCAGCCCCAAGCCTCAAGACCCTGTCCACCGATCAGCTTGCCGGGGAACTTCTGGTCTTCTTCCTTCGCCTTGTTGAACTTGTCCCGACGCCACCGGCGCATGTCGTCTTCCTTGATGTCGGAAAAACACATGCGAGACAGAGTCAGGGTGTCCCGGATGATCCCTTCAAGATAGAAGTCAGGATAGACAATCTCCAAAGCCGGGTAGTCGTATTCGAGCCCGTTGTGAGCAACAGTCATCTTCGCCCGGCGCAGCATATCCAACGCCTGAGGGATAGTGTTCTCTTCGCCGTTGTTACGGAAACGGAACTTTCGCCCAGTGTCCGGACAACCGATCACGATGCAATGGACCTTGGACACGGTGTCCAAGAGTCCATCCCCTTCAATGTCAAATATTGCAATGTCGAGACTTTCTGTCATAAGCCTTCCTGTGTCCCGTTCAATGACAATATCAGGCGCGCCATTTCGGCCCGCGCATGGTGATTATCACCCGCTTACCATTTGGGTATGTGAAGATGTGAGCGTGCGCCCATGAGGACAATCCGCTGTTATATCCCATATCCAGAACCCCGGAGACGCCAGAGACGTAAGAACCGCCGATGATCTCAGGAGAGTGGGTGTGACCGGTGTTGGATCGACCACCCATCCTCGCATAAGACTTGGGCGTACCGCGTGCGCCGTTTGCCCCTAGGTGACCATGGTTGCCGCACTCGATGTCCCCGGCGATCAAGAAGCTGTCGTCTTCCCGTAGGAAAACGATGTCGCTTAGATCGTAATCCTGATTTCGCTTCAGGGACCACTCGAAAATAGAGAACTTGTTTTCGGCAAGTCTAATCGAGCGCATCTTTCTCGCTTGCGCTTCAAGGAAGAACTCGGCATTGATAGGATCATTAGCGTAGGCGTCCGGGACCTTCAACCACTTCTCAATCGCTAGGTCGTGATTACTTTCTACCGCAACCGACTTACAGAAATCTCGTTTCGTGTTGTGAAGGAAGTTCGCTGACTTGTTGAAGTCAGCCTCGACCGAATCCTGTCCATGACAGAACTGTTTATAGATGAAGTGAAAGTCCCGGATGTTGTGGTGATTCCGGGCAGAGAAATCATGCGTGTCATGCATGAACTGGTACCGAGGCTTCAGAGCGTCGATAATGGTCGTGGACAGGCCGCGCTTCAGAAGGTCCCCATGCGTGAGCTTGCGCCCCTCTCCGGTAGGGTCGTAGCCCCAACAGGAAGCCGCTACAGTCGGGTCAAGCTTCTCCCGGTGGATGTCTCCCCAGTTGATCGCCTCGACCCTGTGACCGGTCGTCACCTGTCCATGAGACACACGATGATCGAGATCGTAGAACGCACCATCGGCGCTGTCCTCAGCGAGAAGATGTCGAATGAAGAAATCACCTTCGGAGTCAATCGAAATGATTACTGCACCGATAACATGGTGGAAGCTCGCCTTGATCCCCGCGTTCTTCGGGATGTAGTTGGTTCGGGTACAGGTCCCGGTCGTCATGATTTGTTTCGCGGGGTCTGATTTCATGGTCGGGATCGATTTGAGTCGAACCTTCGCATGAGGGAACACGCCCCACATTTGTTTCGTGTAGACGTCATACCCCGACAGCGGATCGACGGCTGTTGGAAGCGTGTTCATCTCACCACATAAAGCGATTTTACCGTCAATATGGACCCGCTCATTCATGAGGTAAGGGCGGATATCTTGGTGGAAGCTCGCGTGGTGTTTCGAATGCTCTTCGAACAGACGTTTCGAATAGGTGAAGCCCGAGATCATGAGATCAGCGCCGAGGTGCTGAGCGTAGGCTTTCAGGTTAAGAAGGAAGCCTTGGTGAGGCACCGTCGCATCTTGAGCGGACGTGTAGATGACATGCTTAACGCCAGTCGCCGGTCGTTCGATGTTGATCGCCTGAAGCGCCTTGCGCTCGCGATAGAACCGTAGCCGAGCTAGTTTGTGGCGCTCTTGGAATGTGGTCCGGGCTACCCCGAGGTATCGGCACGCTTTACGCTCGGAACCTTTCTCAACAACGACCTCCAAAATCTCGGAGTCCGTCATCTCATTAAGGTCGACCTTGCCGTCCTCAGTCTCAGGTAAAAAGGAGAGTTTATCGTCTTTTTTCATTTCGGTCGATCCGCGTAACGTGTGATTCCGGGTTGCCCCACAGTCCGCCAGTCCCAAAGGAACCATGCGTAGTTGTGACGAGGAGAGCCGGTAGACCCGACGATCCACCGGGGGCGATATCGAAGGGTTACACGACCCGCGTAAGCGGGGTGCTCGGTGAACTTCTTCGATTGCTTGGAGGTGTCCCAGTCGTGTCGAAGGAGCATCGCCACGATGCCTTCGGTGGGCTCTGTGACATCGATAGACTTCTGAACAAAGTCTAGGTTGATACCCTTGTACGGGACATTGTAGGGTGGATTAGACACCACCGACAAACGGTCGGTTTTGTTGATAGCGTCGAGCTTCTTTTTCAGACAGGGCCAGTCGTTTCTGTTGAACTTAGCACCGAGACATAACTTGATCTCTTCGCCTTTCACGCGGGTTTTTAGAAAGTCAACTCCCGGAGAAACGGTAAAGTATTCATAGTCTTCGATGTCGGTCCCAACGCACGGGAAGCCGTTTGCCTCAAGCTCTCGTATGATAGCTCCATCCCCTGCGGCGGGTTCCCAGACAAGACTACATGGGTCAAGTACATCGGCGTTGATGAGAGCTTTCACCGTATCGGGAGGACTTGGATAGAAATCGAGCTTAGACCGCTCGTATTTCGCCTTCCCATACATAGACGGGTCTTTGGTTGCAGCCTCAGACATTAGAGCGTTTCGCCACGCATAAGGAGTTGGGTTTTTGCTGCATCTTTGACTTCCTCGACCGTCTCGCTGTCGTGGGTGTCAGGGCCTACACCGGCGCTTTCCTGTCCAAGAATGGTGAAGGTGTATGAATTCAGCGCCGCGTATACGGCGTGGAGCGTAGCGGTGTCTTCTATGGTGATCGGCATTAGAAGCTCCGGATTGTTTGAATAGAGGTTAGGAATTCGAGAAGGAATTCACGTTCGGCTTCTTGGGGAGACCAAGGGCGGAAGTTGTGTTGGACGTTTTCGATGGTCGCTCCTTTTCGTGATGTAGGGGAGAGATAACACAATATCGGCGAATGTCAGTGAGAATGACAAAACGGCTCAAGCGTCTTCCTTGTCGAGAGCCGCTTCGATTACCTCTTGTTTCTCGACCAGAGACTCCGCCTGACGGACTTCCAACGAATCCGCCAGAACAAGGTGATCGACGTTCACAAAGTTTGTCTGACCGATGCGGTGAGCCCGATCTTCAGCCTGACACATATTGCCCGGAGACCAGTCTAATTCGGCGCATACGACGTCGTGAGCGGCTGTCAGGGTGAAGCCCTTACCCGCCGCTGTGAACTGCCCGATAAACTCCATACATTCCGGGTCTTCTTGAAACCTGTCAGCCTCAGGCTGGCGCTTCTCGACCGGCACCGATCCTGTGATCATAGCCGCGTTCGGGAAGTGCTCCTTGAGGGCTTTTGCGACATCCTTGTGATAGATGAAGATGATCACTTTCCGCCCGGCCCCTGTGATCTCCTTGATATGGTCGACGACCATCGGGACCTTTGCCATAGCGATAGCCTGCCGAACTTGGGCGATCTCCTCGAATAGGACTTGCTCGCCCTCGCTCAAGGTCTCTAGGACGCCCTCGTAGCTTCCATCCTCGCTGTCTAGGGCTTTCTCAGATATACGGGCGCATAGATCGATCACAGCGTCTTCGCTGCTACTGTGATCCTCTAGAGTGAGCCCAAGCATCGATTCAAATTCGGCTAGGCGGTCGCGAATGACTTGAGCTTCGTTGTAGATCAGCTCTTCAAGCCCCTCACTGGGGAGTACGATCAGATTTCGCCGTTTGGGTGGGAGGTCCTTCAGGACGTCCATTTTCTTGCGGCGAACCATGAACCGCTCACGCATGATCCTCTGAAGCTCCGGAAGGTTCGAAGCCCCGTTTGTGTTAAGCCCAAAAGCCGTCGTGTGAGCTTCGCAATACCGGTAAACGAAATCGTCGTAGTCCTTACCCAACCCGGACGGGTCACAGCGCTTGATCAGAGGCCAAAGCTCGACGGGGCGGTTTGGGATAGGTGTCCCGGTGAGAAACACACTTCGCCGGGCAGGGATGGGTGGTTCTGCTGGTGTACGAATCCATTTTCCGCCGACCCTCTTTGACCGACGATCTGCACCTAACACGAACCGTGTACGTTTCGAATCTTGGGATTTCAGGGCGTGAGCTTCGTCACATATCATGAGGTCCCAACGAGTACCACGAACCTGTTCAATGAAATGTTCAAGGACATCGTAATTGATTACTACGACATCTGTCTCAGGCCAGACAAGTTTTTCATAGAAGTTTCGCCATCTTGGTTTACCATTTTTGTAGTAACCATCAATAAACTTTCGCTTCTTCCTTGTCTGCGCTAGACCAACACTTAGCCCGTGGGTCGACCATTTTTCGTGCTCGCGTTTCCAGTGCGCCTTGTGAGACGCCTCACAAACGATTAGGACTCGCTTCAGGTTTGGGTCGCAATTCCCAATCCCGATAGCTTGGATTGTTTTACCCAAGCCCGGCTCATCACCGATCAGAACCGCCTTGCGATTTCGACCGTACGAGATACCGGCTTTCTGGAACGGGAAGTAGGATAAACCGTCTGGGACGGGAGGCTCAAATTCGGTGTCGGTCGCGCGGGAAGCCTCGATAGCTTCTTGCTCTCGCGATTTGATGGATTGCAGGGCAGAACGGGCTTCGCCTTCCGTGTAATCGAAAAAGGGGCGGACCTTGTCCACATCCTTAGTCGACCACTTACGGAAGGCGTTGTCCCATTCCCAACCGGCGTTCCTTAGCCGACCTCGCTCTTCGAACCTGCACGCGGCAACGAACTGGTTACCAAACAGGCGAATACGCATATCAGACCAATGATCCCTTGT